AGCGGAGGACGGAAACTGGCAGCGGGAAGACCGAAAGGAATTAGCAAAGGGACTGGTGCGGATGGATAAAAGAATTCTGGCGGAATATGCGGACGTGAAAGAAGAGATTAAGGATCTGCGGAAAAGGATAAACCAGGACAGACGGGAACTGGACAAGCTGAACAGAGAAACGGTGGTTGATTCAGTAGCATGCGGAAAGAAAGGTGGGAAGTCCATTAGAACTGTAAGGATCGAGGGGCGGCCGACATCTGCGATCAACCGGAAAGAGAAAGCGCTGGAGCGTAAGATAGCCAGAATGGAAGACCTGGAGACAGAGCTTCTGGAAAAGCAGACCGAGGTGGAGGATTATATACAGACGATTGAGAAGAGCGAAACAAGGATAATGTTTAGGCTTTATTATATCGACGATATGAATTGGACGCAGGTTGCGCACCGAATGAACAGTATATTCCCAAAGAAACGAAAAGCATACACAGCGGATAGTTGCCGATGTAAACATAATAGATTTTTAGAAGAATTTTGAAAAACGACGGTAACGACGGTTTCAAAGTGGTAATATGATAGCATCGGAAGAACGAAAAACAAAGAACGATATCTTCCGACGGGGATTATGCGGCGCGGCGGCCGCATACTTCTACACCTTTCCTAATCCTCCTAAGTTTGTACTGATAAAGGCGTCCTGCATTCCAAAGAGTGTGGGGCGCTTTTACGTGAGGAGAAAAGACATGAAAGAGAATTTTTACAAAACAAAGCAATGGAAAAAGAAGCGGGAAGCGATCCTAAGGCGGGATCGCTATCAGTGCCAGGACGCAAAACGGTACGGGAAATACAGAGAAGCCACGACGGTGCATCACATCTACCCGCTGGACAAATATCCGGAACTTGCACTGGAGAACTGGAACCTGATCAGCTTGTCGGCGGAGCATCACAACAAGATGCATGACAGGATGACCGGGGAAACAACAGACGCGGGGTTATGCTGGCAGCGGAGACGGCAGGGGGAGTTTGAGGAGTGGAAACGCAAACATCCCCCCACCCAGTCAAACACAGATTGAATGGTGGGATATCGGCGTAAGGGAGATGTTTCCAATAGCGCGGAACTCTGAAAAAAATTTTTCCGGAAGGGCAGGGGGTGACAAAATGGCGAAAAACGTCCCGACAAGAGACAGCATCAAAAAGAGGACTATAAACTACATGAAAGGACTCGGAACCTACAAAACCCAGTACAATCAGGTAATTGAAGTGTATGCCGACATGCTGTACCAGTACAATGTCCTAAGCAGAAAGTTTGAAGAGGAAGATTTCGAAGTAATCATTGAAACCGAGAAAAGTGGTGGAAAAAAATCGCCGATTTTGGCAAGCCTGGAAAGCCTGCGCAAGGACATTGGAGCCTACTCAGACCGGTTGATGCTGAATGCAAAAACATACAACGCCGAGATTGAACAGTCGGAAAAAGAAGAATCTGCTTTTTCGAAACTGATGAGGAGTCAGAAAACGTAACGGCATGGATACTTCGAACATCAAAAGTCCGAATTTCGAAACGGCTGTAAGATACGCGGAAGATATCACGTCCGGCAAGGAATTGGCGAATGAAGACCGGGTGTTGGCGTGTGAAAGGTTTCTATCCGACCTAAAAAGAACGGATTTGGATTTCAGGGAAGAACAGTTTGACTTTGTGATTTCGCTGATCGAAGGCACGATTCACCACGTACGCGGAGAGGACAAAAACGGAGTCAGCTATAAAGGTACGCTAATGAAGCTTACGGACTGGCAGAAATTCGTAGTAGTCAATTTATTCGGCTTCTTCAAAAAAGATACGAACATCAGGCGCTTCAACGAGGCGCTTATTTTTCTGCCAAGAAAGCAGGGTAAAACATCGTTCAGCGCTGCGCTTGCCGAAGCAAAAAGTATCCTGGATAGACAGTCGGGCGCAGTTACGTATATCGTGGCAAATTCCGTAAAACAGACTATGGAAAGCTTCGGATTCCTGCATGACAACATGGAGGAACTGCGCAGAGACGTTAAGAAAATGCGTATCCGGGACAACAACCAGGAGCATTCCATCTCGGTAGACTTCGGGGACGGGACAGCGGAAATATACGCGATCGCAAACCAGGAAGACAAGCTGGATTCCCTGAACTGCAACTGTCTGATCTTGGATGAGCTGCATTCATGGAAACGCGCAGGAGCGAAGAAGTATACTCTGATGAAAAATGCCATGAAGGGATTCCGGAATAAATTGTTGATCGGCATCTCAACAGCCGGAGATATTCCGGACGGATTCCTTGCGAACCGAATAAAAACGTTGCACGGCGTACTGAACGGCAGCATAAATGATAAAGCATACGATTCGTATTTTATTTTTATCTGCAAGGCGGATCAGGACAAAGAAGGAAATATCCTGAACGCCAGAGGTGAGATCACAACGCTTGATGATCCGGAAGTGCTGAAAATGTGCACGCCGTCTATCGGAACGACGGTAACACTGGAAGAACTGATGTCTGATGCGGCACAGGCAATGAATGAGCCGCAGCTCCGGACAGAGTTCCTGAATAAGACGCTGAACATTTTCACGAATGCGCTGAACGCTTATTTTGATATCAACGAATTCCGGACGTCAGATTCGAAGTATAACTGGACGATGAAAGAGCTGGTAAAGTTACCGATCGCCTGGTACGGGGGCGCAGACCTCTCAAAACTGCATGATCTGACGGCAGGAGCATTATACGGAACCTATAAAGACGCAGACATCTGTATTACACATGCATTTTTCCCGAGACTGGCAGCGGTCAGAAAAGCAGAGGAGGACGGGATTCCGCTCTTTGGATGGGAAGAAGACGGGTGGCTGACGATGAGCAATACCGCCACGGTACTGCCGGACGATATTGTGAACTGGTTTATATCCATGAAGAAGATGGGATTCCGAATTAAGATCGTCGGATTCGATAAGAAGTTCGGACGCGAATTCTTCCTGAAGATGAAAAAAGCAGGATTCCGGATCAAGGACCAGCCACAGTATTACTACACGAAGTCAGAGGGGTTTCGGCGCATCGAGATGAAAACAAAGAACAAGAAGTTCTACTACCTGCATTCCGACGCTTTTGAATACTGCGTGCAAAATGTCCGGGCAATCGAAAAAACGGACGATATGATTCAGTATGAAAAAATAGACGGAGACGGCGGAGTGCGGAGAATAGATCTGTTTGACGCAGGGGTATTTAGTTGTTGTCAGATGTTGGAAGATATGGCTCTTGGAGATGTCGGAAAAAGATGGATGAACCGGCAGTAGAAGGAGGTGAGGAACACATGGGAAAGAAAAAGAAGAAAAATATCCGGGCGAAACCAGAAAAGCAAAGCGGAGTATTTGTATACAGCGGCGCCACTTTTGCCGACTTTCTTCTCCCGTCGGGATATATAAAAATGTCAGACAATCCGGAGGTCAGAATTGCGGTTGACAAAATCGCGGATCTGGTGAGCAATATGACAATCCATTTGATGGAAAACACCAACAAAGGGGACAAGCGGATAAAGAATGAGCTGTCTCGGAAGATTGACATCAATCCGTGCAGGCATATGACGCGGAAAACGTGGCTTTACAAGATCGCCTCCGACCTGTTGCTGTTTGGCGATGGTAATTCAATCGTATTTCCGGTATTAAAGGATGGACTGTTGGAAGAACTGAAACCATTGGTCATGCAGGACGTAGGCTACAATTATGACGATGAAGATGGAGAGTATTCAATCAGCTACAGAGGTGTTACATATTCTTCTGATGAGATTCTTCACTTCGCGATCAATCCATCGCCGAGATATCCCTGGAAAGGAACGGGATATCGGGTGGTTTTGGGAGACTTGATACAAAACCTGAAACAGGCAAATAAAACAAAGGGCGAATTTATGCGGGGCGGATATATGCCAAACGTGATCATAAAAGTGGATGCAATGAATGAAGACATGGCAACAGAAGCCGGAAGGGAGCAGATAAAAAAGAAATATCTCGGAGAAGCGAAACCGGGAGAACCATGGATCATTCCGACGGAACTCATCGATGTGCAGTCGGTGAAACCGCTGTCACTGGAAGATATCGCGATCAATCCATCCGTGGAAATCGACAAGAAAACGGTGGCAGGAATACTGGGAGTGCCGGCTTTCTTCCTTGGAGTGGGAGAATTTAACAAGGATGAATACAACAACTTTGTTGACACGAGGATCATGAGCATTGCACAGATCATCGCACAGACGCTGACAAGGGATCTGCTGTATTCGCCAAACCTGTATTTTAAACTGAATCCGCGGAGCTTGTATGCATACAACCTGAATGACATGGTAACTGCAGGAACGGCGATGATCGACAGGAATGCAATGCGGAGGAACGAACTGCGCGACTGGGTTGGAATGGATCCGGACGATGAGATGGAAGAACTGATCGCACTCGAGAATTATATTCCGGTAGCTAAGTTAGGGGACCAGAAAAAGTTGAAAGGTGGTGATGAGTAGTGGAAACGAGGACATGCAGCGCAGAATTTGAAACACGCGAAGTGGAAACGGGCAAAAAAACGATTGCTGGATATTTCGCCGTGTTTAATTCCGAGACGGAGCTGTTTCCCGGGGCATATGAAAGCATTGACCCGGCAGCATTTGACAAGACAATCAGCGGGGATATCCGGGCGCTGGTAAACCACGACAGGACGTTAGTCCTGGGAAGAACAAAAGCCGGAACCCTCCGGCTGCGGACTGACTCACATGGATTATACGGGGAGATTGACATTAATGAGAATGATTCCGATGCGGTGAACCTATATGAACGTGTAAAGCGCGGCGATGTGAGTCAGTGCAGCTTTGGGTTTGACATCCAGAAGGAAGAGGAGGAGTGGCGCGATGACGGAACGGTAAAGTGGACGCTGAAAGAGGTTGAACTATGGGAAGTGTCTCCGTGCACGTTTCCGGCATACGAGGATACGGGGGTGCAGGCACGGAGCAATGAGGTTGCACAGCACCGGGAGAAAGAATTGAAAAAGTGGAAACACGAAACACTGGGAAAATTACAGGGAGGTAAAGAATAATGGCATTAAGACAGGTTATGCTTGCGGCAAAAATCGCGGCAAAGGAAGAGGAACTGAATGGACTGCGGGAAAAGAGCGCAGGATATGAAGCACGGGAAAAGGAGCTGGAAACGGCGATCGGCGAAGCAAAAACGGAGGAAGAGAGAAAGACCGTAGAAGAGCAGGTTGATCAGTTCACCGGGGAAAGGGAAGCGCATGAAGAAGCTGTAAAAACGGCAGAGACGGAACTGGAAGAACTCAGGGGAGAACTGGAAGAGCTGAACAAGAAATCACGAAAGGCAGCAGAAGGGAGAAAGAATGTGAAAAAAAGAGACGAAGAAAAATTAAACGAAATCCGGGAAGGGATCAATAAGTTTGTAAAATCCAAAGGGCAGGCAAGAGAAGGGTTTACGTCAGTGGAAGGCGGGGTCCTCATTCCGGAAGAGCTGCTTGAACCGCAGAAAAAACCGGAAGAAGAGGTTGACCTCAGAAATTATGTGAAGATCGTACCGGTAAACAGCGCATCCGGAAAATATCCCGTGATCTCCAAATCGGGCGGGAAAATGAACACCGTGGCAGAACTGAAAGAGAACCCGATGCTCGCAAACCCGACATTTAAGGAAGTTGAATACACGATCGATACCAGACGTGGATACATCCCGATTTCGCAGGAAATGATCGACGATGCGGATTATGACGTAACCGGACTGATCCGAGATGACATCAATTCCCAGGCACTGAACACGACCAATGCGGATATTGCGGCAAAACTGAAAACAGCAACGGCGAAAACTGTTACAGGGATTGATGGATTAAAGGATCTGGTCAACAAAGATATCAAAAAGGTATATCCGGTGAAGTGGATTGTGTCCGCCTCTTTGTATGCAGAACTCGACAAACTGAAAGACAAGAACGGAAGGTATCTGCTGCAGGATTCCATCATCGCGGCAAGCGGAAAGATGCTTCTGGGGCGCGAGGTTATCGTACTTGATGATGACATGATCGGAACAAAGGATGGCGATCTGGTCGGATTTGTCGGCGACGCAAAATCATTTGTATCATTCTTCGACCGCAAACGGACAAGCGTTGAATGGGTGGACAACCAGATTTACGGTAAACTTCTGGCGGGAATCATCCGGTACGATGTGGAAGTGACAGATACTGATGCCGGATACTATATCACCTATGAAAATGCGGCAGAGGGAACGGAAAGCCAGGCAGAGGGGGCGTGACGTATGAGGTATATTGTAATACACAGATTCCGGGATTTGCAGGATAACAACCGCATTTATGAGGTTGGGGACGAATACGAGGGGAAGCGGACGAAAGCACGCATCGCCGAGCTTAGCTCAGATAAAAACAAGATCGGAGTCACGCTGATTCAGAAAGAGGAGTAAGAGAATATGGATGAAGTAGTATTGCCACTGCTGAAAGCAAGACTCGGGATATCCACCTCTGTGAGGGATGAGCTTTTACTTGCAATTATCGCGGGAATCGAAAGCGACTGTCGGGAGACACACGGAATTGAACTGGAACCGGGAAGGGCAGAACATGTCATGTTTCTGCTGGACTGGGCGACGTGGAAGTACAACCATCCGGAAGACGGGGCAGTTCCAAGGAGCATAGACTTCCGACTGAAAAACCTGATCATACAGAAAGCGAGTGAAGGATATGAGTGACCAGATATGGAGCGAGGAAGTCACGCTGATCGGAACGGAAGGTTTTACAGAGGATGAACTGGGACAGCAGATCCCGGTGGAGACGGAGACGACAGTGTGCTGCGCACAGAAACCGACGCCACGTTCAGAACGTTACCTTGCAGGACAAAGCGGTATACAGATATCCGAAACACTGATCGTACATCCATATGAATATAGCGGCGAAAACATCGTGATATTCAATGGCAGACGCCTTCGCGTGTTAAAAACCTATAAGATCAGCATGGAAGAACTGGAACTGACATGTACAGAAAGGCTGGGTGACCGGAATGACAAGAGCAGCACAGGGGATACGCCCTGAAAAACTTGCGGCAGAGATCCAGAAGCAGATGAAGGAATATAACAAAGAAGTACGGGAAACGGTATGGGATATCGCAATGGAGGTTTCGGGCGAAGCGGTGCAGAGACTGAAAGCGGAAAGCCCAAAACGCGAAGGGACATATGCGAAGAGCTGGGTGCGGTCTTCCACGAAAAAGGGGATCATCGTACACAGCCGCGCACCGGAATACCGACTGACTCATCTTCTGGAAAAGGGACACGCCCTGAGAAGGGGCGGAAGAAAATTCGGGGAAGCGAAAGCATATCCGCACATAGAAAAGGTGGAGAAAGAGTGCGTGGAGAAGTATCTGTCAGACGTTGAGAGGAGGCTGGGAACATGACGATTCCGGAGCTAAAGGAACTGTTAAAAACATTAGGACTCCCACTTGCATATCTGAAATGGGCACCGGGGCAGGCTCCGGAGCTTCCATATCTGCTGTATTATGCGGATGAAGATGTCGGATTTTTCGCAGACGATACGGTATACAGCGAAGGATACGCGGTCACAGTGGAAGTATACAGCGAACAGAAAGACCTGGAGCTGGAAGAAAAGGTAAAGAATCTATTGATTGAAAAGCATCTTCCCTATGAATCCTATGAAGATTATCTGGATTCAGAGGAGATGTTTTTGAAGGCTTATGAATTTCAAATATAGTACGGAGGGAAAAACATGCCAGAAACAACAAAAAACAAAGTGGAATACGGATTGAGAAATGTACATTACGCAGTGATCACGGAAAGTGCGAACGGAGCGATCTCTTACGAAACCCCAGTGGCTCTTCCGGGCGCTGTATCGCTGTCTTTAGATAAAAGCGGCGATATGATCCGGTTTAAGGCGGATGATGTTGATTATTATACAGCGCCAAATAACCAGGGATATGAGGGAAATCTGACTCTGGCACGGGTACCGGATGAGTTCAGACAGAACGTATTAGGAGAAGAAAAAACGTCGGACGGTGTGATGATTGAAAGCGCAGACGCGAAAACCAAACGCATCGCGCTGATGTTTGAGTTCCAGGGAGACGTAAAAGCGACGAGACATGTATTTTATTACTGCGCTGTCGACCGACCGTCCGTATCCAGCACAACAAAAGACTCAGGAGACCCGAATACAGTGGAACTTCCGATCGTAGCAAGTCCACGGCCGGACAACAACCTGGTAAAAGCGAAAACTACGGAAGATGCCGCAGACGGAATCTATGATGGATGGTACGAAAAAGTATACGAAAAGAGCACAACACCGGGGGCATAAGAAACCTGGTAAAAACTGACATTGCAGGAGGAGAACAATATGGAAAAAACAGTATACATCGATGAGAAACCGGTACGGCTCCGGTCTACGGCGGCGCTGCCAATGCGGTACAAAGCGCAGTTCCGCAGAGATTATTTCGCAGATCTCATGAAACTTGCAAAAGTAATCGGCCCGGGGGCAAAGGGACGCAAGTTAGATCTGAGTAAAATCACCTTCGAAGATCTGGATCATTTTGATATGGAAGTGCTCTACAACATGATCTGGACAATGGCGAAGTCAGCAGACCGCAGCATTCCGGATCCGATCGAATGGCTGGATCAGTTCGAGACGTTTCCACTTGCAGAACTGCTTTCGGAGATTAAAGATCTTTTGGAAAATTCCATTTCACAGAGTAAAAAAAAATAAATGACCGGGACTCCTCAAGTGATGAAATATTCACAGTGGAGTCCTTTTCTTATGCCTGCAAGCAGGCGGGCATCACGGCAGAAGAGATGGAAGAAATGACGATCGGCGACTGCCTGGACTTCATCCAGGAATTCATTGACAGCAGGAAGAAGCAGAACGGGCAGGGGGACACGGTGCGGAAAGCGACGCAGGAAGACATGGACAACTTTTAGGACGGTGAGAATGAAAAGTGAGCAGCAAGAAGATTAAAGGAATCACAATCGAGTTTGGTGCGGACACAAGCGCTCTTGGAAAAGCGTTGAAAGAAGTAAATGATACATCGGTAGGATTGAACAAAGAGCTGAAAGAAGTAAACAATTTATTGAAATTCGATCCGAAAAACACAACGCTCCTTACACAAAAGCAGAAGCTTCTCGCGGATGCAGTCGAGAACACAAAGAAAAAGCTGAACGCGCTAGAAAAAGCACAGTCGGATGTTGAAAAGTTGTTCAAGTCCGGGGACATCGGCGCAGATGAATACCGGGAATTCCAGAGGACGCTGGAGGAAACAAAGCAATCACTGAATTCTTACGAAAAACAGCAGGAAAGACTTGAAACGGAGCAAAAGAAGCTCCGGGAGAGCACAAAACAGTTAAATACACTCCTAGAAGCAACCGGGAAGACACTGGATGATTATCAGGATATTCTCGGGACCAAGCTGACCAACTCCTTAAAAGAGGGAACTGCAAATTCAGACGATCTGACCGTAGCACTGAACAAAATCGGGAAAGCTGCATTGGGGACAGATACAGACCTTGGCAGGATGAGGGACGCACTGAACCAGATTGACGATGGCGGCATCGACGAGGTGAGGGAGTCTCTGCAGGAATTAAAGGGAGAGGCAGGGAATACTGAAGATGCCTTGAACAACATCGGCGAAGGAATTGCATCCGGAAATCTGATGGATGTGGCAGACCAGGTAGCAGAGCTGGGAGACAAAGTGATCGAGCTCGGAGAAAATGCGCTCGACACTTATCAGGACATGGAAGATGCGTCGGTTAAAGTCAGTGCCAAATTTGGCGAAACGGGCCAGGCGGCGCAGGACAGTGCAGATCTGATCAAAAGAGTATATGAATCCGGATTGGGAGATTCGCTTGATTCGGTTGCAGAAGCGGTTGTCACGGTCAAGGAAAACCTGAAAGACCTGAACGACACGGATCTTGAAAACATTGTTTCGCAGGGAATGATCCTGGAAGACACCTACGGGATGGATTTGTCGGAGAGCATGCGGGGTGTAAACGCCCTGATGGAACACTTTGGGATCAGTGCAACTGACGCAATGGATCTGCTGATTGCCGGAACACAGAACGGCCTGGACAAGACAAACGAACTGGGAGACAACCTGTCCGAGTATTCCGGAAAATTCGCAGAAGCCGGATATTCGGCGCAGGAATACTTCCAACTGTTACAAAACGGCCTGGACGGCGGGGCATACAACCTCGATAAGGTCAACGATGCGATCAATCAAGTAACAACAAACATTGCCAACGGTACGATTGAAGATTCCCTTTCGAAAATTAACGAAGAAACGGGAGAACTGGAAGCGGGAACCGGCGGCTGGAGCCAGACGGTAGAAGACGTGTTCCATCAGTGGCAGCAGGGCGGAGCAACCCAGAAGCAGGTCATTGACGCGATTGTGCAGGATATACAGAACACAGAGAACCAGCAGGAAAAACTAAACAAATCCGCACTGGCATTCGGAACGATGGCGGAGGACGGCGGAGCTGAGTTTGTATCTGCACTTTCTTCCGTGGGCGATAGCTATGACGATGTACAGGGAAAAGCGGCGCAGTTCGCGGAAGATACAACGACGTCCTCCCAGGAGACAGAAGCGGCAATGCGCAAAATCAGCGATGCACTGGCTCCGATCGGTGAGGATATACAGGAAGCACTACTGCCGATTTTAGAATTTATCGCAGAAATCGCGGAAAAGTTCGAGGGACTGCCAGAACCGGTGCGGCAGTTTATCGAAGTGATGGCGGGCATTGTGGCAGTCGTAGCAGTGATCACACCGGTTGTCACTGCGATCATGGCTGTAAACAGCGCATTGGGAGCGTTAAATATTTCTCTGCTGCCTATTATCGGCGTAATCGCAGGCGTGACGGCGGCAGTGGCAGCGGTGATTGCGATCATACATAACTGGGGAGACATCACAGACTGGCTCGGTGAAAAATGGGAATCGTTCAAGGACTGGCTTTCTGAAATCTGGACCGGCATCACAGAAACAATTGAGACTGTGTGGACGGGAATCAAAGATTTCTTCCAGATGATTTGGGAAGCTATTTACGGCGTGATTGAAGTTCCTCTCAATCTGATCAAAAGCATCATAGAAGGCGTGATGTACGCCATCTATGCAATCATCTACACGGTATGGGAAGTGATAAAGAAAGCTTTAGGCGCGGCATATGGGACTGGATATCGGAGAAAGCATCTGCTATCTTTTCGCCATTGGCTGATTTCTTTTCATGGACGTGGAACGGAATAAAAGATACGGCAAGCGGTGTGTGGACATCAATAAAGGACACTCTTGGCGGAATCTGGGATGAAACTAAGAAAAACGCCACAGATACGTTTTCAGAGATGTGGGAGGACTTAAAAAAAGGATTCAGAGACCTGAAAACCTCCCTCGGGAGCATTGTGAAAGGCGTGGCCAATGCAATCATAGAACCAATCGGGAATGCGGTAAACGGCGTAATCAATGGAGTGAACTGGATCCTGGACAAAGTTGGATCGGACAAACGGTTTGACTTGTGGACCGTTCCCAAATTTGCAAAGGGGGCAGGGGGACTGCCAAGAGATACAATCGGGATCGTAAATGATCAAAAGGGATCTGTGTATGAGGAACTGAA